CGAACCAGGTGAAGGTGAGGCCGGAGGTCTATATCGCGCAGCGGGAGAAGGCGGCGGTGCGCGCCTGGTGCGCGGAGTTCGGGCTGACGCCATCGAGCCGGGGCCGGCTGACGGCACCCAGGCAAGAGGAAGAGGACGACGGGATTCTTGATTGAGGCGATGGAAAGCACGCTCGGAGGCGGAGCGAGAGGCGGCCGAGAAGGCCGTCTCTTTTATTACAAAGCACCTCCGGCACACCAAGGGGCGATGGGCTGGGGTCCCATTCTCGTTGCGCCACTGGCAGGAGCAGGAGATTATCCGGCCGCTGTTCGGGACGCTGAGGGCGGACGGGACGCGGGCCTTCCGAACAGCCTACATCGAGCTGCCCCGGAAGAACGGGAAGTCGGAGGTGGCGGCGGCGGTGGCGCTGAAGCTGCTCTTCGCGGACAACGAGCAGGGGGCGGAGATCTACGGGGCGGCGAAGGACCGGGACCAGGCGTCGATCGTCTTCAACGTCGCGGCACAGATGGTGCGGCAGTCGGCCTCGCTCTCGAAGCGCTGCAAGATCATCGATTCGCAGAAGCGGATCGTGCGAGCGGATGTGGGTTCGTTCTACCGGGCGATCCCCGCAGACGCCGCTGGGTCGCATGGCTTCAACTCTTCGGGGATCATCGGCGACGAGATCCACACCTGGCCGACGCGGGAGTTGTGGGACGTGCTCACGACGTCGACCGGCGCACGGTCACAGCCGTTAGCGTTCGCCATCACCACAGCCGGGTACGACCGGAACTCGATCTGCTGGGAGCTGCACGAGTACGCGCTGAAGGTGATCGCGGGGACGGTGGAGGACCCTTCCTTCTTCGCCTATATCCGTGCCGCTCCCGAGGATGCGAACTGGCGGTCGGAGCGGGTGTGGAAAGCGTGCAACCCGGCGCTGGGGGACTTCCGGAGCATCGAAGAGATGCGGGACCTGGCGCGGCGGGCGATGCAGACGCCGGCGCTACAGAACACTTTTCGCAACTGGTATCTGAACCAATGGACGCAGCAATCGAGCCGATGGATCGACCTGGCGCTGTGGGACGCGAACGCGGGGCCGCTCGTCGACGAGGAGAAGCTACGGGGGCGCACATGCTACGGGATGCTGGACCTGGCGACGGTGTCGGACATGACGGCGTGGGTGATGCTGTTCCCGAGGGACGACGATCCCGAGACGGTGGACGTGCTGGCGCGGTTCTTCTGTCCAAAGGCGCGCCTCCTGGATACCTCCAACCGCTATCGCGATCAGTATCAGGTGTGGGAGCGGCAAGGGTACCTGACGGCGACGCCGGGGGAAGCGACGGACTATTCGTTTGTGAAGGCGCAGGTGCTTGCGGACGCGGCGAAGTTCCGGCTGGTGGACATGAACGTGGACCGGCTGTTCCAGGCGCACCAGATAGCCTCGGAGCTGGCGGAGGAAGGGATCAAGGTCTTCGGGATGGGGATGGGTTTTGTTTCGATGGCCATGCCCATGCAAGAGCTGATGAGACGCTTGCTGGCGCACAAGATCAGGCACGGCGGAAACCCGGTGCTGCGCTGGATGGCCGATAACGTGGCGGTCAAGACGGACCCGGCGGGGAACTTGAAACCGGACAAGAGCACGTCGCAGGGGAAGATCGACGGAATTGTCGGCGTCGCGGGGGCGCTGGACCGGGTGATGCGGCACGAGAACAGGCCGAGCGTCTACGAGGGCAGGGGGATGTTGAGCGTATGAGGTTGTGGCCGTTTGGGCAGAAGGTCGAGAAACGCGACGTGCAGTTCAGCCCGGCGTTTTCCGTGATGCTGGCGAACATGTCGCGCGGGAATATCGCCGCCGCCGGCCTGAATGTGACGCCGGACTCGGCGCTGCGGATGATGGCGGTTTGGGCCTGCGTGCGGGTGATTTCAGAGGATGTCGCATCGCTCCCGCTGCCGCTTTACAGGCGATTGAGCAGGGGGAAGGAGCGGGCGACTTCGCACCCGCTCTATTCAGTGCTCCACGACGCGCCGAACCCTGAGATGACAAGTATGGCTTTCCGGGAGACGATGACGAGCCACGTCCTCCTCTACGGGACCGCCTACGCCAACATCGTTTCTATCGCCGGCCGTGTGGCCCAGTTGTGGCCGATACACCCATCACGGGTCAGTCTGCGCCGGAACCCGCGCACAGATGAGCTGGAATATTACGTGCAGCCGGTCGTGGGCGAGGAGGCGCGGATCCCGTTGAACCGGATGTTTCGCCTCCCCGGCCTTTCGATGAACGGGATTGTGGGGCTGTCGCCGATCGCTATCGCGCGGGAATCAATCGGCCTCGGGCTGGCCTCGGAGCAGTTCGCGGCGGGTTTCTTCGCCAACGGCGCGCGGCCGAGCATAGTCCTGGAGCACCCAGGATCGTTGTCAGAGGAGGCGCACAGCAGAGTCAGAGCGGACTTCGAGGGCACGCACGTCGGCCTGAGCAACGCCCAGCGGGTGGCGCTGCTCGAAGAGGGGATGAAGCTGCACGAGTACAGCCTCCCTCAGAAGGACGCACAATTTTTGGAACAGAGAAAATTCTCAGTCGAGGAGGTCGCCCGGCTCTACCGCGTCCACCCCCACAAAATCGGGGTGATGGAGGGCACTCAGACCTATGCGAGCGTCGAACAGGCCAATATCGACCACGTTGTGAGCACGATCCGGCCCTGGGCGGTGCGTTGGGAGCAGGCGATCCAGCAGCAGCTCGTGCCCGCCGAGGAGCGCGCCGAGTTCTTCGCCGAGTTCCTGATCGATGGCCTTTTACGCGGCGACGCGACCGCGAGGGGCAATTTCTACCGCACGCTCTGGAATATCGGGGCACTTTCGGCCAACGACATCCGGGAACTGGAGAACCTTAACCCTGTCGAGGGCGGAGATCAATACTTCGTCCCCTTAAACACAGTGCCGGCGGAGGCAGCGGCGTCCTCGTCCGAGGCGGAACCCACGGTTCCGGTTGCTCCGAGATCGGCTCACCCAGAACTGCCGCCGGTTCTGCTCAACGGAGGTAATGGACATGTCAGATGACATAGAACGGCGTACTTTCGCGCTGGAATTGCGCATAAAGGGTGACACCGACCCCGTAATCGAGGGCTACGGCGCCCTTTTCAACAGCGAATCGCAGGACCTCGGCGGGTTCCGCGAGAAGATCGCGCCCGGCGCCTTCGCGCGCACCATCAAGAACAACAAGGACATCATGAGCCTATTCAACCATGACCCTTCGATGGTTCTCGGACGCACTGGTAACGGCACATTGACGCTCCGGGAGGACAAAACGGGGCTGCACATGGAGGTCCGGCCCCCGAACACAGCCGCGGCAAGGGACGTTATCGAGGTGATCCGCAGGGGCGATGTGACCGGCCAGTCGTTCCAGTTCGTCACCGTGCGCGACTCGTGGGAAGGGATGGCGGCGGACCAAGACACCATCCGAACACTCGAAGAAGTCCGATTGCTGGAGGTTGGGCCGGTAGTTTTCCCGGCCTACACCGACACAAAGGTGTCCGCAAGGGCGCTGGAAATGGGCGCACCCCACTCGGCTGAACCCGACCCGGAGCCGCCCGCTGAGCCTTCTGACCCGCCACAGGGGGAGACTCCTGAGCACTCAGAAGCCGTTACCGACCCGCCTGAACAGCACTCGGTGACGCCACGGCCTCTCAGCAACCTCGCCAAAGAGTGGCGTATGGAGGTTGAAGCGGGCCTTTAGGTTCACTTCTCACCACGTATTCGCCCCGATTCGTCGGGGCTTTTTTGTTAGGAGAAACATGACACGACAAGGAATCGACACAGACCAGCTCGAAAGGGACCGCACGAGGCTGCTGGACGAGGCTGGGGAGATCATCTCCGTCGCCAACGCTGCAGACCGCAACCTGGAACCTGATGAGCAGGTGCAATACGACGAGCTGATGGGGAAGGCGAAGCAGCGCCGGAACCAGATCGAGCGCGAAATGGAGATGCGCCTTGCAGAAGGCACCGACTCCAACCCGGTCGTAAAGCCGCATGTCTCCGAGAGCGGCTCTTACGTGGGAATGAGCCGGGACCAGGTAAACAAGTACAGCATGCGCCGAGGAATGGCGGCCGCGGCGGGCCTGATCCCAATGCACGAGGCCAAACTGGAAATGGAAGTCAGTGAGGCGGTGGCAAAGCGCAACGGCAAGGGCGTAAACCCCGGTTCGCTACACATTCCGTTTGAAGTCATGGCCGCTGAGCGGCGCGACCTGACAGTCGGCACTGAAGGCGCCGACATCGTGGAGGTCGAGCACGGCGGCGTGATCGAGCTCCTGCGTAAGCGGATGATAACGCGGGAGGCCGGGGTCCGGGTCCTCACCGGCCTGCGTGGCGACCTCTTGCTGCCGAAGCACACCGCGGCCACAACCAACACGGCGTGGGTGACTGAAGGCACGGCGCCCACAGAGGGCATCGGCACATTCGGCCAGGTGAAGTTCAGCCCGAGCCAGCTTGCATGTTACACGGACATCACCCGCCAAACGCTGCTCCAGACCTCCTTCGACGTGGAGCAGTTCATTCGCAACGACCTGGCGGCCAACCTGGCCATCGAGATTGACCGGACCGTCCTGCACGGTTCGGGTTCCGGTGCCGAGCCGGCGGGCATCTTCAACACCTCCGGGATCGGTGACGTCGCCGGCGGCACAAACGGACTGGCGCCGACGTGGGCGCACATCGTGGAGCTGGAGACGGACGTTGCCGTGGCGAATGCCGACATGGGTTCGTTGGCCTACATCTCGAACGCCGCTGTCCGCGGCAAGCTGAAGACCGTAGAGCGCGTGGCTTCAACGGGCTTGTTCGTCTGGCAAGACCCCGCGAACCTGGCGCCGGCCACTCCGGGGACTCCGCTGAACGGTTACCGGGCGTTCGTGACGAACCAGGTGCGCTCCGACCTCACGAAGGGCACGTTCTCAAGCTGCTCGGCCATCTTCTTCGGCAACTGGGAAGAGGGCATCGTGACCTTCTGGGCTGATCTGGAGATCCTGGTGGACCCGTACACAGGCAGCAACGCGGGCGTGGTGCGTATGGTCGCGCTGGCCTTCGCGGACTTCCAGGTACGTCACCCGGAGAGCTTCAGTGTGATGAAGGACGCGATCGCCTAGGTGATCCAACAACTGAATACGGTAGAGCGGGAGGGCGGCTCAGCCCTCCCGCCATCTACCGAAAAGTTCATCATCGACGCCTTCCACCGGCTCTACTGGTCGAAGAAGGCGTGGGCGATACAGTGGCGCGGCCACAATCTGCTGAAGTGGCCCGCTGATTTGTTCTCGTATGCCGACCTCATCCATAAGAACCGCCCGGACATCCTGGTGGAGACGGGCACGTACATGGGCGGCTCAGCAATGTTCTATGCCGATTGCATGGACCGCGCGGGCAAGGGCTGCGTCATCTCAATCGACTACAACCCCGGCAGTAAACGGCCGGAGCACCCGCGAGTCATCTATCTACAGGGTGACAGCGTGGCGTTGGCGGCGACGGTCAAGGAAGAGATCGCGCGCTCGGAGGCCGAAACGGGCGAGAAGTTGGAAGTGATGGCCTCGCTGGATTCCGCTCACGAGAAGGCCCACGTCGAGAAGGAACTGGAAGTCTACAAGGACATCGTGACGCGGGGCCAATACATGGTCGTGGAGGACACGAACCTGAACGGACACCCCGTCCACCCTGAGTTCGGCCCCGGCCCGTGGGAGGCCGTGCAGGAGTTCAACGATCCGCGGTTCCGCGTAGACGAAGCAATCCCGAAACGGCACCTGTTCTC